GTACTACTATACCCCTATCGTGGAACCTGTAAATAACGTGAACAAAAGGAGAAACAGATGTACAACACAGACAAACCAGAACAAATCATTGAAACATTAACAGCAATTAAAGCGCACAAATGGGTAGAAAACTTCAAGGCAGAACTTACAAAAACTGAAATTGTAAGCCAAGCCCTCGAGGAAGCCATTCCAGATTATGTGCCAGGTTGGGAAGTTTTCATGATCGCTAATAAAGATTTCACAAGCCCACAAGCCGCAAGCGGTACGAGTGTCAGCGGAATCGTAGAACTTAAAAATAACCAATAAGGAGGCAATATGACTACCAAAGCACTAGTGTTTCAAAAAGACTGGAAATGGATGACAAAAGATGCTTATCCAAACGACAAATTTGACCTTGTAGCTGAGGTCAATATTCCAGACGATCTCAAATATTCTAACAAAAGCATGAGTGTCCTGGACTGGGCCTACGAATGGACCAACACCATCGACAATTACTGGTGGGATAACCAAAACGTGATCCCAAAGTTCGAGGGCGAGGGTTGCAGGAGCACCAGTATGTGGGACCTGATCAAGATCGATGACGGGCTCTACAGTGTCGAGGCTTGCGGGTTTAAGCCAGTAGACACAAAAGGCAAAGGTTATTTGTTAGCGAAGAATAGAATCTTTCTAGAAAAAAAAGTTAAGGAGGTAGCATGAACACAAACGAATTATTCGGACAGCTCGCAATCGATCAGGCCGAGACTGTCCTGGAGACAGAGGTCAAGGATGAGTTCTACTGGATCGACTGGTACCAAGACACCCTGTACATCAACGGCATGAACCAAGAGGCGATGAGCAGGGTCCAGGCCAAGTTCAATGAGATCTTGGATGGGTTTTATTGCCAGGTATCAAGAATGGGCAAGACTGACGAATACGCATTCAACTTCAACTTCATCAAATAAGGGGACGCAAATGAAACTGATATACGAAGCTAAAGATTTTGACAGCGCCTACGTTGTCAGCAACTGGCCCTGGGGCTGGACTCTAAAGACGGAGGCCAGGTTCTGGATCGAGACCACCAAGGCGGGAGACAGGTTTGTGCAGCAGACCATGAACCCTAAGACTGGCAAATGGTGTAAGCCTAAGAAAGGCACATACGATGCGGTCCTGGTCCTGGCAGTAACCGATGCTGGCAAAGTAACTAATGTCGGGTTCGCCAAGGGTGCAAACGACAAAGCCATCGCCGCGATGGTTGACAAACTGGACTGGGAGAAACTTAACGATATGCAGAAGAAGCAGGTCTGTAAGTGGACAGCCTGGAACGAGGTCATGAGCAATGTGACCTTTGAGTGCAAGGCCTACACCCCAGGCGATCCAGCCGCAGATGAGATGCAGAAAAAATCTGACCAGACCATGGCCAAGGTAGCTGCCCTGGCAAATCTAAAAACAGTGCAGTGCTTAACCAAAAATGGACTTATATAAATATCTGGGTGGTACCCCCACCTTCGTGAAAATAAAGTATAATTCAGGTGAAAGAGAGGTAAACATGGAAGTCAAGACCCAAACCAAAGCTGGCAAAGAGTACAAGGTGTTCACCTTCGATTACTTCGAGGAGTGCGCCGAGTACTGGCAGGACGCCTTCTTGTTCAATGATAAGTATGTAACCAAGGTCATAGGCAAGACTATCATCGCCTGGAAAAAGGAAAAGAAATGATCGACAGCGCCTTACTGTTCTTGGCCTATATGGTCAAATATCCAGAAACGAAAAATATAGAGCACATCCTCGCCATATACGAGGAACTTCCAGACGATGAGAAAGAAATACTCAGAGATACTCTGGAAGAAATAGACAAGATCGACGAACTCTTCGTCACAGTAAACTAGGGAGGGAAAATGAAATACGTTAGTTATCTCAGGGTTTCTACTCAAAGGCAGGGCAAGTCTGGCCTTGGCATCGAGGCCCAGCAGAAGATAATCGCCAACCATCTCAACGGGAGCCAGTACGAAATCCTTAAAGAATTTGTAGAGTATGAATCTGGTAAGAGATCAGACAGAAAAAGGAAGGAGCTCAGGGCTGCCCTGGAATACTGTAAGGAAACTGGAGCCACGTTGATAGTGGCCAAGATCGACAGGCTTATGAGAAATCTGGCCTTCTTGACCAGGCTCCTCGAGCAGGGCGTTCCGGTCATCGCTTGTGACATTCCTCAGATGCACAACCCAGCAGCCACAAAGTTTGTACTCCAGCTCATGGCCAACATCGCCGAGTATGAAGCCGACCTGATTAGCGAGAGAACGACTAATGCTCTTGCGGCTAAGAAAGCCAGGGGCGCAAAGTTAGGATCTCCAACCCCAGAGGTCGGTGCTTCGATAGGTGGAGAGGCAACCAAAGCTGCGATTGGAGACTGGGCCGAGGAGCTCAGGCCAATAGTCCAGGACTTGCAGAAGTATGGATGTAATACCTTGCAGAAGATAAGCCAGGGATTGCAGGCCAGGGGAGCCAAGACTTTCAGGGGCAACACTGCCTGGGCATTGTCATCTACTAGGAACCTGGTCAATAGATTAGGGATGGCAGCATGAATAGAAAAAATCTAGTGGATGAGGATCGCCGGCAATATCAGAGACAGTATTACCTCGCAAATAGAGAAAGACTGTTGGCTAAGCAAAAAAAATATCAGCAAGAGAATAAGGATATGTTGTCGGCATACTGGAAAGAATACCGTCAAAAAAATAGAGAAAAAATATCAGCAAGAGACAAGGATTATAAAAAGGAATATAGAGAAAAGAACAAAGAAAAGATTGCTGAACAAGCAAAAGATTATCGAGCTCGAACTGTTCAGAAAAGGAAGGAGTACAACTCTGAATGGTACGCAAATATAGACAAAGAGATGAGAGAGGTGAGAAGAAAAAGAACCAAACAAGACTATTGGAAACATAGAGAGAAACGTATTGAAGTCTCGAAACAATATGCGAAAGAAAATAAAGATAAATGTGCCGCGCTGCAAAATGAGAGGAGGTGCAGAAAAATAAGAGCCACGCCGATTTGGTTTAAAGAAGAGAGAGAAAAGGTGCAGCTGGTATACAAAAAGGCTAGAGATCTAGGTTTTGAAGTAGATCACATTGTGCCTATCAATTCAAAAAAAGTATCTGGGTTGCATACATGGGCAAATCTACAATTATTAGATACATCTTTTAATTCATCTAAGGGCAATCGTTATTGGCCAGATATGCCAGGAGAAAAGAGAAAATGAAAAGAGAGGAGATGAGCAGGATGCGGGAGGCAGTAGCTGAGGCCACTGGTGAACGCTTCTGCGCTTATTGCAATAGATACAAACAATCCCAGGGCGGCAAGTTTAAAAAGATTGGCGCTCAAAGACGATGGCAATGTAAAGCCTGTACTGATTTAAGACGGAGGTAGCATGGTTGGAAAACTTACAACTGATAAAAAACTATCTGGGTCATTAGCCCCAGTCCTCATGAATCAATCACACCCAACGTATGGCATGAGCCGTAATGACCTGATGGCCAGGGTGCTCAACGCCAGGGGCCAGGGTAATTATGAAGTCCAGGGGTTTAGCGGTAATGAAGCCGCAGACTTTGGTAACGAGTTCGAGCCCACAATCCTACGCAAGGCAGCCGAACGCCTTGGCCTCGATGTCGATACAGAAGTGAGCGAGGTCTATCACTACGGGGAGTTATTCTCGGTCAGTCTGGATGGCATCCTAAAGAATACGGCCCTGGCATTGCAGGCCCAGGATGGCATCTATCTAATGAATGGCGCTGAGACTGTAATCCTGGAGGGTGACGGCGTTCTCGAGAGCAAGTTGACCTCTGCCCCATTCACTGAGGTTCCGCCTCCTTATAGAGGCCCCTGGCAGCTCCAGATGCAAATGATGTGTTATGGAGCAAAGTGGGGAGTAATAGCTACCCTCTACCAGGGAGTCCGGCTAGTTCTCAATGTATATGAGGCTGACCCAGATATGCAAGCCAAGTTGATCGAGGCAGCTGAGGACTTCTACGCCAGGCTCGAGGGTCCAGACTGGTATCCCGCTATCGATGGGGCCGACGCCGCCAGGACCTGGGGCAGGGGTGAGGATGATCTTCCGCCTGTAGATCTAGAGCCTATATCTGAGACTGTAATGAAATACCTGGACGCCAGGAGAGCAGCTAAGGCAGCTGAAGCACTGGCCAAAGCCCTGGAGCCGGAGATTATGAGCCAGATGGCAGTACATGAAAAGGCATTCTTGAAAGATGAGAATGGTGACACGATGGTAGAGATCAGCTGGCCCACCAGAAACTTTAAGGCGCAACCAGAAAAAATTGTTCCGGCAAAGCCAGCCAGGTTTGAGCGTCAGAAATCTATATCAGTATCTGCTAAGTGGTTGGGGGATGATCAATGACTCCGAGGCAGAAAGATACCCTGGACTTTATTGTTAGCTTCCAAAGAGAGCATGGCTTCAGCCCTACCTATCAAGAGATAGCGGAAGGGATCGGAGTCAAATCTATTGGAAGGATTGCCACCCTGGTAACAGCCCTCAAGGATAGAGGGTTTATTAATACCAGGCCAGGTGGTGTCAGGGCTATAGAGGTTTTAAAAACAACTATCCTAGACTAGTTCGAAATGGGGGCCATCGATGAAAGGTCGTTTGCCCTCAGCTCGACGCAGATCGATGTACTCATTCATCAAGTCTCCAGCTAACATTCCAGAATGAGTCAGACTCTTATGCCAGGCAGCTCCCCAACGTAGTTCTACATCGAGTTCTTCTGCTGCCTGTCGCATAGCGTCTGCTATATCATCATAGACATTGAGCTCCCAACATACCTTTGGCCCAATGTAAGCAACTAGATCTACCGCGTCACCGATGATGTGCTTACTTGCCATAGTCTGGCTGGCACCCTTCTCGAATAACTCGCGCTGTTTATCTACAGTTCTCACTCCCTCGATGACACCAAAATCTACTTCGGTTATCTCGATGGCTCGTTTCACAACGTCTACAAGTTCTGTCTTAACACCTTTTAGGTTATCGAGACTGCGCTGAGATAGTTTGAAACTCATTTCCCCTGCCCCCTGTATTTCTTCCAGCTCATCTTGGCATACTTATGCCTGGGCCTCGAGTTCGATGATCGTCCAATGCTGGTCCTATGTTTAAACTCAGTCTTAGGTCTTGCGTTGCTGCTGAATGCAACCTTCTTAGCCATTACGATCTCTCATCATTTTCTTTTTGATTTTATTTTTTAACTCTTGATCATTTGGAAGCGGAAGTCTTAATTCTGTAGCTTCAGCGAATGGACTCTTACCTTCTCTGAGCCTTGATACTGCGTGTTTAATTGCTTTTTGTTTTATTTGTTGAGGTACCTGCCCTATGTTATCAACGTCCTTTAGTATTTCTATATCTTTTGATGTTAAGGTAGGTACGATTAATGGTATCTCTTGCTCCCTCCCGTTTAGTTCAACTGACATTGAATACTCAGTCATATTGGCTCCCCTGTTATTAGGTATTTCGCCAAAATAACCTTTACCTTTTGGAGCAGATCCATCGGCTCTCATACCGTATGGAGACAACCCCATTCCGCTGTATATTCTTTTAAGACCTTGCCCTTTAAATCTATCGTCTGCCATTAATGCTTTCTCTCTTCCAATAACTTAACTCTGACCTTTAGATCATGTATATGCTCGAGCATCTCTTCTTTCAACTCCTGCCTGGCGAATGCATTTCCAGGGCTCGGAACGATCTCTCCAGATGGACTGATTAGCTGCATCTGATTGGCTCTTATAAGTTGGATGTCAGACTGTATAGCCCCGATTGAAGATATAACCCACCACATAGCAGCCAGTAAGACTGGTACTAAGCTAGCTAATGCTTTGGCTATATCAAAGTCTTTCACTTTTTCTTTTTAAAGTTAGCCTTCATAGCAGCCCAGGCCTCGGGCGTGATCGTAGACTTAGACTTGGGTCTCGAGGTACCGGCAGCTTTACGTTTATTCATGTTGTAGTACAAACCTTTTTTGCTCATCATTTCGATACCCCCTTATACTTCTCAAAGCTACGCAATCCACCAAGCCCCAGCATACCCATGAGTACAGTCATCAGCTGACCCATATCGAAATCTGGAAGTGGTGGAGTCTCTAGTCCGTAATAAGCCAGGACAAAAATAGCCAGAGGCTGCATAACAAAATGATAAGCAAAGGCAGTGCCGCAAACCCAACCCACGAACGGTCTCCAACCACCTTTAAAAGTTGAATTGCTAGCCGCTTCCGCCTTGTTAACCTCGACTTGGGCCAAGGCCAACTGTTGCGCGTGTCGGTCCGCCATCGTAGAAATTTCATGAGCTAACTTCGCTTTCTGGTCTTTGTCCTCGATAACCTTATCTAGAAGACCTGTTACTGGTTCGATTAATGAACTGAGAAAAGGGATAGCCATATTTATTTCCAGTCACATTCGCATACTTTAGACATTAACCTGGATATGCACCAGGCAACACCCATTGCAACGCCTCCGGTTAATACTGATTCGCCCCAGAAATGAGCTGGGTGAGATACCAGATCGGCAATGACTACACTTGACCCAATCAATGCGGCTTTAATGTAATCCTCATCAGCTTTATCTTTCCCGATAACCATTCCGATAAAGATAATGATCGAGGCTAAGACTCCAGTCTTGCCAGCCGTAAGAAGATGCTTGGAGTTGAACATGGCGAGTATGTTGCCCTGGGCCATGACAGCACAACAACTAATGAA